CTAGCCTAACTTTAAAAATCCGTACCGCTTTGGATGCGTGGCAAAAGCTACAAAAGAACGAACCGATCAATCTGACGTCAGTAAAAACATTGTATGCCTACATGACAGGGAACGGTGTGCGTGTAGCCCGGGGCCATAAGCGTATACTTGCGGATGACGATGAGCTGTTTACCTTTGCGCGTTTAAAAAATGAATTTGGTTTACTAGCGACACTCGACATGGACTGGGAGACAGCACTGGATAAGCTGCCCGATGTAGACCGTGCCTATGTCAACGCCTTGATCCGTCGAGGTGAGGATTTAAATGCAGCTCCTCGCATTCGATTGTCCACGATTCACGGGGCAAAAGGGGGTGAGGCCGATAACGTTGTGTTGTTTACAGACCTGACTGTGGCGGCTGAACAAACGCTAGAGACGAACCCAGATGCGTTGCATCGTGTTTTTTACGTGGCTGTGACACGCACCAGAGAGAATTTATTTACGGTATCACCCGAGAACTTTTACAGGAGTTACCCATTATGAAATCGTTAGAAGAACAGATTGCAGGCGAACACTATAAGAATCAGAAAATTCAACCTATTGAATACATTCTGGCAAACAAGCTGCCTTTTATTGAAGGCAATATTGTTAAATACATCACGCGCTGGCGTGAGAAAGGGGGAATCGAGGACTTAAAGAAAGTCCGGCACTACGTCGAAATCTTAATGGAGTATGAGAATGAACACGATAAGTAGACTACAGTTCCCTTTATTTACCCCTCCTTCGGAGTGGGTTCCACCTGATCCGTTACCAGACCTAACCGGGGCCAAAGAAATTGCCGTGGATTTGGAGACACGGGACCCGGATCTTAAAACCCAAGGCCCGGGCTGGCCCACCGGGAACGGTGAAGTTGTCGGCATAGCCGTCGCAGTCGAAGGCTGGATGGGATACCTCCCCATTGCTCATTTGGGCGGGGGGAATCTGGATAGGCGCATTGTTACAAACTGGTTGAAAAAGCAGCTTGCTACCGATTGCCCGAAGATTATGCACAATGCCCAATACGACGCGGGTTGGCTGCGTCAGATGGGCATCACGATGAACGGGCCAACCATAGACACCATGATCATGGGTTCACTGTTGGACGAGAACCGATTTAGTTTTTCTTTGAACGCGCTTGCTTTCGATTATCTGGGCGAAGCAAAGTCTGAACGGACCCTTACGGAGGCTGCGATAGATTTCGGAGTTGATCCGAAGGCTGAACTTTGGAAGTTGCCCGCCCAGTTTGTTGGATCGTATGCGGAACAAGACGCCAAGCTGGCACTGGACCTGTACAAGTTTTTTAAAGTTCGGTTGGCAGCGGAGGATCTTTCCACCGTCTTTGATCTGGAGAGTCGGTTGACCCCGTGCCTGATCGACATGACATGGCGCGGTATTCGCGTGGATCTGGACCGCGCTGAGCGGACCAAACAAGAATTACTCAAACGGGAAAAGGACACCCTGAAAAGGGTGAAAAGTCTTGCTGGCTTTAACGTTGAGATCTGGGCTGCGGCATCACTGGCTAAAGCCTTTGATACGCTGGGACTGCAGTACCCCAAGACAGACAAAGGTACACCCTCCTTTACCAAGTCATTTCTTTCTGAGCATCCGCATGATTTTCCCCAGCTAGTCGTCAAGGCGCGGGAGCTGAACAAGGTCCAAGGGACTTTTATTACTTCAATTATGAAGCACGTGGGACCGGATGGTCGTATCCATGGGCACGTCAATCAGATCCGTTCTGATGACGGGGGCACCGTGTCGGGAAGGATTAGTATGAACAACCCCAACCTCCAACAGATTCCGGCTAGAGATCCAGAGCTAGGTCCAATGATCCGCTCGTTGTTTCTCCCGGAGGAAGGTGAGCAGTGGGCGGCTATTGACTTCTCGCAGCAAGAACCACGGATCTTGGTTCACTATGCCAGCGTTTTTGGCGAGTGGAAGCGCACGTCGCTACGGGGAGTCGATGAGTTTCTGGATGGCTATCGCAATGACCCTGACATGGACTTTCATACGATGGTCTCAGAGATGGCTAACATTCCAAGGAAGCAGGCCAAGGTAATAAATTTAGGCATGATGTACGGCATGGGCGTCAACAAGCTTGCTGCACAGCTCGACATCGAGCCAGAGGAAGCAAAGGAACTGACCAAGCAATACCACTCCCGGGTTCCTTTTGTAAAAGAATTAATGAACGGCGTAAGTTTAAAAGTTGAAAGCTCTTCCGGGGACGGTGCTGTACGCTCTCTGAAAGGCCGTAAATGCCGTTTTGAGCTTTGGGAGCCAAGAGGGTTTGAGTTACGCAAAGCGTTGCCTAGACAGGAAGCAGAGGCCCAGTACGGGTCCACCGCTTCTCTGAAACGCGCCTTCACGTACAAAGCGTTAAATCGTTTGATCCAAGCTTCTGCAGCGGACATGACCAAACAGGCTATGGTCGATATGTACGAGAGTGGGGAGACGCCTTTAGTACAAGTACACGATGAATTAGGTTGTAGCGTACAAGACCGGAACCACGCGGTAAAAATTAAAGAGCTTATGGAAAACGCCATTACTTTAAGGGTTCCCAACAAATGTGACATCGATCTTGGGCCTTCGTGGGGAGAGGCCGAAGAAGTAAAATAATTGTTGTTTTTCTTGCTAAAAAGTATGAGATCCACTTATAATAGCGCATATGGATACAACAAGATGGAAAAGCATTTTGGTGCCGATTGAAGTGTATCGGCAAGTACGCGAGATTGCTCACTTGGAAGGGAGGACTATCTCCGGGCAACTGCGGTTGATTTTTGAGCAATGGAAAGAAGATAGAAAACAAGAGGCTAGGAAACTTGACGGAGTTGCCTAACCTTGAAAGAATGTGGGGGTTCAACTCTCTAAAACTGAACTCCCTACCTAATCGGCAGAAACCTCGCTAGTTTAACGCCGAAAAAGCCTCGATTAGCCACCTACTAATCGAGGCTTTGTCTTTTTAGGCCAAGGGATTAGTAACCCCTTCATGCGTAGTTTAGCCCTCTACGGGTCGATAACGGGCTTTACCTCTTCAGACCAAAGGATAACTCATCCTTCGGAGCAAGCCCGGTCCACTTGTGGTCGAAAACGGACCTTTAATTGAGGTAACCATGAAAAAAACGAAACAAGAAGAAAGCAAAGAGCTAGAAGATCAAGTCGCTGAGTTTTTAAAAAAAGGCGGGAAGATCGAAGAAGTAGACATAACCGTCTCTAATTCTAAAAAACTGGAATTATCTAAACGTTTCTTTGCTAAAACCAATCACTTTGTTTTTCGACAGGACAAGAAAAAGGGACCGTAGTCCCTCTTTTAAAAAGTTACTTAATCATGCCTAACAGCGGCCTTTCCGCTAGACACCGACACCTGATCATCACTCGCGCCATCATGTCCCGCTGACTGAAGTGTCGGACGGGAAGCTCCCGCTTCTCGGCGCGTACCCTACCTAAGTCCAAGTCATGTTATACACCCTCCAAGTTCGTTAATACTGCGGTATAGCTGTGGCCAAGCCAGCCTCACCCGCAGCCTTTTATTCTTCTTCCATTAATTTAACGTAAACCCCGGTCCAGTACGTTCTGGCCCACGCCGTTAAATTAGGTTTTTCTAAAATATTCCTTACCGCCAGTAGCTGAGAAATCATTCTCCATTCTGTTTGATTAAACATTACAGTCTCTCCTTTGACTTGTTGAGATTGTATTCCTTGTCCACAAATCCTAGCTTAGGATCGCCACGAAGCATAGGTCCAACCCAACGGGTTATCGGACCGCTCTTGGTGTGGTACGTTCGTTTATGTCGAACAACCCGGTGCTGACGCATTCCCATGCGTTCCTGACGCGCCACGGCCTTCTGAGCAAACTTAACGCCCTTAAACTTGGGTAAGTCCACATCCACCACGCAATACGAGTCAACCTTTGGCGGGGTTTTATCGCGGAACTTGCGGCCCTTGACGCCGGTAACAACCTGTTGATCCTGAGTAATCCACTCAAAATTAAATAAATTCATTACGTTTAAAAAAACCTGAAACAACTGGTTTTCAACAAGCGTTTGAAGCCGGTTAACCCAGCCCGAATGTTCTTGAAGTGCGTCGTCCCAAAAGTGCATATTAAAGTCGCCCAGAATGTTCGCAGAGTAACGCCTTCGTTGCCGCTCCTCTTGCCCCATGGATTCCACGATCTGTATAGCGTCGTTAGTCGCATGGAGTAATTCATTGTCGCCAATGGTCTGGGTTAAAAAACTAGAGGCAGCAGAAAAATCCAACTCAACCCGGGACTTCTCCATAACTTCAATTTGCTCAAAAACGTCCTCTGCCCATATTGGTTGAGTCTGAGAAAAAACTAATGTGTTACGGCTTACCGCAATTTTATCCGCCGTCCTGAAAAACAAAACCATCGTGTTAGTTTGTAGGTTTCCCGGGGTAAACAACGTAGTAAAACCGGTGCCAGCTTTAACATAAGTTTGATGGCTTCCGTCTTCTCCCCGGGCATAGTGTCCGCCTTGCATGTCCGCTGAAGACACGTCAATCCTAGCTCCAATGTGCGTCACATTTTTAAGAAGCGGATTGCTTTGATGGCTAAAAAGTTCCAGCTCACTTACATCCATCTCAATCCACATGTCATCAAAAGGCGGACGAGCGTTAAAAAATGCATTACTTTGGTTGCGCTGCTGGCCTTGCATAGAAAACGTCAAATCAAAAGCAGTTTTCGCAAGCTTCGGCGTCACGTTAAAACGGTTTGTGCCCCGCGCCCAACGGCTCATGGCAGAAGCGTTCTTCTTCAAAGCTTTCTTCCCAGCGGAAGTCCAAAGAGGAAACAACGTCCCCGAAGGTCTGTTAGAAACACGGTCATCAAAAACCATCTCAAGGTTAAAAACATCAGAAAAATTAGACGTCATACGCATCTTTGGAGCTTGCATGGCGTGAACTACGTGATCCAACATGGAATCATGTTTAAGGTCTTCGGATATCTTGCTGGGCACCGTTTCGGTTCGCCAGTTAGAAAGATTGCCTTTAGCTCTTTCTACAAGCTGCTCTTTAGTGCGGTTGTTCAACAAAGATCCGTAATCAAAATCATCTGACATAGCTAATCTCCTTTATATTCGCATACGTGTACTGCAAAAAAACCGCGCCAGTCGTGAGACAAAGCGCGGTAGGAAGGGTTCCCATTACAGGTTGGGAACTGAGATGAACAGCTAGGGGACTGTTATCAGCTGCCCCAAAACATAACAAACTTTTAATGGATTGTCGATTCATCTTCTAAAAAAGGATTAATTAATAAATGTTTGAATTCTTCCAGATCTTCCACGTCCACATTCTCATTGAACGGGGCCGACGACAGCATAGCCACGTACAACGATTCATCCAGCGACGTCATCAACATCTTCGGATCTTCAGTGTGGGCAAAAAGTGTGTACGCCGAGAAAAAAATTAAAAACCGCAATGTCTCCTCGTCCGTACAGCCCTCATCCGCTGCCCACTTCCTGATATCCGTGATCTTGTCGTAAAGCTTCTTGTGCCGGGGATCATCCGGGTCCATCCAAAATTTAGAAAAATCACTCATGTTTACTCTTCCGTCCAATACATTTCGTTAATTGACGCCTCGATATGAACGATTGGCTCGTCGGACCTTCTGTAAGCCTCTCTTAGACCACAAACCAATGGGTTCAGGATCGCTGCCCGCTCCTCAAACGACATCGATTCATAGACGTCGTAGTCAAAACTAATCGGAATGCGAGTTAACAAAAATTTTTCCTCGCTACTGTGTCGTTCAACGTACACATCCACCCCCAAGTCCCTGCGCTTGTGAGCATATTGCAACGAAGGATCACAAACTTGAAAGACCGGGCCTTTCGTTTCTTGCGCGTCGAGCTGCTGCTCACGTTCAAAAAGCTTGTTTCTAAGCTTTTCCGTTTCTTGGTACAAACGCCGATGCGATTGAATACGAACCTCTTCCATAGTAGCTGCGTCAGCATCTGCTTCTTTTATTTTTGACTTCAGCTTGTTAACTTTGTTTTCGAGCCGCCTAACTTTCTTGGACAACTCTTCGTTTTGCTTTTCCATCTCGCCCTTTAAAACCATGTTATTCCCCTAGTTTGTGTTTCGGCTGACGCTTGGCGACTACCGAGACAATTTCCGCGCCAACCGGCACGTGTTTCTGAAGATCCGATAAAACCAAATCCCGGATATCCACCGCTTTAGTGTCCCCGTCGATCTTGTAGATAACGTGAACGTTAAACACACCTCTTTCCATTACTGCTGCTCCATCAAAAGTAGCTGACTTTTAAAAACTTCTTCTTCCAGTTCGATCCCGGTGATGTCAGTCAACTGAATATCGAACTCCTTGAATTCTTTAAACTCGTGCGGCGGCTGGGTCAGGATCGACACCGTGGTGTCCATGGCCTTCTCCTCGTCGTCCGCCTCGAATTCAATGTAAATCTGCAGCTTATAATGAGGCATTACTTTTTGTTCTCCGCGTTGTGTCTTTCCTTGGTAAGCTTCTCTAAGTCTTGCGCGGATTTTTGACGTTCAATAAAGTCAATAACCGATTCCTTCCCT